GGTACTGTGATTGGTAAAGCTTTGGAAGAATGGAACTCCGGAGAAATTGGCATTATTGAAGTGGTTGTTGGTAGACTATAAACTGCAACTAACTCAAAAATAGGATCTGCAAAGATCCTATTTTTTTGGCTAAATATTTGTATACTTTGGAACTCAAATGGGATTAACTAGACCTCGTGCACAGCAGATTTATGACATAGATTACAAACAAGCCACTCGTGTGGTTACTACTACCAACATCAACCTGTCAGGCGGCGCACCTAGCCATGTAGACGGAGTCACGCTCAGCCACAATGACCGCGTGCTTGTCACTGGTCAAACTACTGCTAGCCAAAATGGCATTTACTATGTTACTACACTAGGATCTGGTGCCAATGGTACCTGGGCAAGATCCACTGACAGCAATCAAACTGGAGAATTGTTGGCAGGCACTATTGTCATGGTCACAGAAGGCTCAGTGTACGCTGACACACAATGGAAACTGATCACTGATAATCCCATCACAATAGGCACTACCGCCTTGACGTTTACACAAAATTATTCAGCCAACAGCATCAGTGGTGGCACTAGTAACGTAGTGGTAAATTCCAATGCCAATGTCACTATTAGTGCCGCCGGCACTGCCAATGTACTCACAGTATCAAACACAGGTGCTTACGTTTCTGGCAGTTTGGCAGTGACTGCCAACATCAGCGCAGGTAATAATTACATCAACAATGTGAATGACCCTGTGGCTGCTCAAGATGCTGCCACCAAAGGCTATGTGGATGGCTATATCTCAGGTGGTATTACGGTCAGTGATGGGGGCAATACCACTGCATTGGCATTGGATGGAACTCTGAGTTTAGTTGGTACTACTAGCCAAGTGACAGTTGCAATCACTGCCACAGATACTGTGACATTTGGTTTGCCCAGCAACGTTGCAATAGCCACAAACTTATCTGTTGGCAATCAACTACAATGGACTGCAAATAACAGTGTTAAAGTATACCAACAATACAATGCCAGCACCAGTAGCCTAGACACAATATTCACCTGATCATGACAACTGTAGCCACACGATTAACCAGTGCAGGTGTTTTTTCGACCAATGGGTATTTTGATGAAATAACCAAAACTTGGATCAGCATCACACCCTCGGTGGTGTATGCAGGATTGTTTGATGAAGTTTTTTTGGCAGCTGGTAGCATAACTTTTCCAGGAGCCGGAACTTATCTTTATGGAACCAACAACATATTTGATATTTCTGCAGTAGGTATTGAATGGACATTTGAAACTTGGATCTATCCTACTACTGCTGGTGCAATATTTGCCATTGGCAATGGCACAGCATTTGGGCAAAGCCTAGCCATTGATTGGGGGATCACTGCTGCCGATAAATTTACTCTACGTCAAGGCAACGGAACAAATTATCCTATTTCAATTACAACCAGCAATAGTTATACGGCTAATAATTGGTATCATGTGGCCGCAAGTTTAACCACAACAGGACTCAGAGGACTTTATATAAACGGTATAAATGACGGCGGGCAAATGATCACTGCCGCAATGAGCACTGCCACACAATGGGTGGTGAATGGATTTTATGATGGGAACGGACTGGGTAGTTTGGGCGGAAACAACCATATGAGTAATTTAAGATTGGTCATTGGATCAGCACTATACACTGCTAATTTTACTCCGCCATATGCCCCACTGGTGCCTGTTACAAACACTCAATTGTTGTTGTGTATGCCCAACAATGGCGGTGTTTTTACAGACTCTAGTGTGAATAATTTTCGTGCACTGTCGTCGGGATCTCCTGGTGCCAGCGCATCTGTGCCTTTTTCACTAAATACAGCACAAAGACAGTTAAACACAGGAACTCTGCAAGTTTCTGGGTATTTTGACGAAAAAACAGGTATTATCTAATAATAGGAATTTAAAATGGCAAAACTACTATCCGGCACAACCATATACGGTAATGCTTATGTTCAAACTTATATCACAGTAACTGGCAATGTTATTGGTGGCAATTTAACAACTGCCGGATTAATAAGTGCCACTGGTAACATAACTGGTGGAAATATATCTGTTGGATCAGGGTCAAGTACTGCAGGTAGTTACAGTGCCTCAGGTAATGTCACAGGTGGAAATTTAATTGCCAGCGGTGTACTGATATCAACCAATACAATCAGTGCCACAGGTAATATCACAGGTGGCAATATATCGGCAGGCTCTGGTTCAAGTACTGCAGGTAGTTATAGTGCCAGTGGCAATGTCACAGGTGGTAATGTGTTGTATGGAACAGGTGCGGTATCAGGCACAGGTACTGTGTATGCAGCCACAGTAAATGCTGCTACAATTGGTAATGCCAGTGCTAGCCTAGTTGGCGGAACTGCAACAGTAACTGGTAATATAACTGGTGGTAATGTTTTAACAACTACTATAAGTCTAAGTGGTAATGTATTATCCGCTATCAATACCACATCAAATGTCACTACAACTGCCAATATAACTGCAGGTTATTTTATTGGTAATGGTTACACATTGACCAGTATCAATGGTGCCAATGTCACAGGACTCAATACTGCAGCCATTAGCAATGGCACATCAAACATCAACATTGCCACTGCCAATGGACCTATAACTGCTGGTGTTGGTGGCACTTCAAATGTTGTTGTAATTTCTACCACAGGAATCAGCGTAGCTGGCACAGTTCAAGCCAATGGAACCATAACTGGTGGTAATTTAGTATTTGGCTCTGGCGTTGTGTCAGGAACAGGTACTGTATACGCTGGCTCTGTTAATGCAGCCACTATTGGTAATGCCAGTGCCAGCTTGGTTGGTGGAACAGTCAGTGTGACAGGAAATGTCACTGGTGGTAATTTGTACATCAATAACAATGCCACTATAGTTGGAAATTTACAAGTTCAAGGTAATGTGACATTTATCAATAGCAATGTTATTACCACCAATGACTTGTATATAGAACTTGCTAACAATCAAAGTACCTATGCAAATATCAACGGAGCAGGTTTAAATGTTGGACCTGCTGGCAGTCCACTGATCAACTGGACATATAACACCAGTGCCAATGCTTGGTCAACCAATGTGGGTATTAGTGCAACTTCTACTGTAACTGGCGGCAATTTGATTACTGGTGGGTTGGTATCAGCTACCAGCAACATCAGCGGTGGCAATATATTAACAGGCGGATTGATCAGTGCTGCTGGTAATATTACTGCTAATCCCAGCAGTTATTTCATTGGTAATGGTAGTCAACTGACAGGTGTCACTGCTACTAGTACAGGATTTCCGGTCACAAGTGGCACTTCAAATATCAATGCAGTATTAAACAGCAACATATCAGTCACAGTTGCAGCCACTCCTAATGTAGTGGTATTTGCCAGCACAGGTGAATATGTAACAGGTGTTGTCAGTGCCAATGGCAACGTGATTGGTGGTAATTTAACCACTGGCGGTCAGATGAGTGCAAGTGCCAATGTTGCAGGCGGCAATTTGCTAACAGGTGGGTTGATCAGTGCCACTGCAAATATAACTGCAGGTGGCAGCCAAGTAAACTTTGGTAATGCTACCACTCCAAGTGGCCCAGGTGGCCATATCACTTACAACAGCACGTTGATAAGTTTTGATTTTACATTCAGTTGATGGAACATATATGTCAAATCCTTCATTTTTAGCAGCACGACTGTTTAACACTGGCAATTTGTTGATTGCCAATACAATTCAATTTGACGAAGTTACTTACAGCAATGCTCGCATAGCAAACACTGCTTGCTATGCAGGATTGTTAGACGAAGTAACAGCTCCAGCAGGAGTTCCTATGCGTATACTTGCCAATGGAACAATACAAGTTGATGGAATCTTTGATGAATATACAGGCATATCTTGATCTGCATAATTATAACAAATGGCTAAACTTCAATCTGGCACCGTAGTATATGGCAATCTTGTTGTAAACACCTACATCACTGCCACTGGCAATGTGACCAGTGGCAACTTGATAACCGCTGGTCTAGTCAGTGCTACTGGCAATATCACCGGCAATTATTTTATTGGTAATGGCAGTCAGCTGACTGGGCTTGCGGTGACTCAGCTGGCCAGCGGCAACAGCAATGTCAGTATCAATTCATCTGGCGGAAACATAGAATTTGCAGTGAGCGGTGTGGCTGACACAGCAGTGGTCAGTCCTGGTGAGCTCACAGTTTATGGAGTTTATTCAAACCCTAAAACTATCAGTTCAAATGTGATCATAACACCCAATATCAATTCATTGTTAATTGGCCCAGTATCTGTAGCCGCCGGTATTAATATATATGTGCCAAATTCTTCAACTCTGAACATTGTATAATGGCTAAATATAGAAAAGGATACGCGAAATGTCATTAACACTAGACGGCACAGCTGGAATATCAACCACTGGAAATATTGTTGGCAATAATATTGTAGGTTCATTTACTTTGACGGTTGTTAGTGCTTCTGGCAATGTTCAAGGTGGCAATTTGATAACTGCTGGTAATGTCAGTGCTGCCGGTAATGTCACCGGAAATTACTTGTTAGGAAATGGTACTTTTATCACAGGATTAAGTGCCAGTAAAATATTCAACGGAACATCAGAAGCCAATATTGGCACTGCTGGTGGCAATGCCAATATCACCATTGGCGGAGTATCCAATGTGGCAGTTGTTTCCACTGCTGGTGTCAGTGTTGCAGGAACTGTACAAGCTAGTGGCAATATCACGGGTGGTAATATCTCAATCGGAAGTGGTACAAGTACTGCTGGTAGTTATAGTGCCTCAGGCAATGTCACGGGTGGTAATGTCATATATGGAGCTGGCGTTGTTAGTGGAACAGGTACTGTATACGCAGCCACTGTTAATGCAGCCACAATTGGTAACACAAGTGCTAGCTTGGTTGGCGCTACTGTTAGTGCTACAGGCAACGTCACAGGCGGCAACGTAATTGTATCTGGAGTATTGATATCCACAAACACAATCAGTACGAGTGGCAATATTACAGGTGGCAATATCTCAATTGGAAGTGGTGCAAGCACAGCAGGCAGTTATAGTGCCAGTGGTAATATAACGGCAGCCGGCAATATATCTGCTAGTTATTTTGTTGGCAACGGATATACATTGACCAGTATCAATGGTGCCAATGTCACAGGACTTAATACTGCGGCTATCACCAATGGCACATCAAATGTCACTATCTCAACATCAGGTGGTAATATCACCGCTAGTGTTGGCGGAACTTCAAACGTTGTGGTAACTGCAACAACCGGTATAAGTGTTGCAGGAACTGTACAAGCAAGTGGTAACATAACTGGTGGTAATATCTCAATCGGAAGTGGCACAAGTACTGCTGGTAGTTATAGTGCCTCGGGTAACGTTACAGGTGGCAATGTCATATATGGCACAGGGGTTGTATCAGGTACTGGTACTGTGTATGCAGCCACTGTGAATGCAGCCACAATTGGTAACACAAGTGCTAGCTTGGTTGGTGCCACTATGAGTGCAACTGGTAATGTTACAGGTGGTAATATCATAGTCAGTGGAGTGCTATTATCAACCAATACAATTAGTGCAAGTGGTAACATCACAGGTGGCAATGTCATATATGGCACTGGTGCAGTTAGTGGTACAGGTACTGTATACGCGACCACTGTAAATGCAGCCACTATTGGTAACGCAAGTGCCAGCCTAGTAGGCGGAACAGTAAATGCCGCCACCATTGGTAATTCTGGTACAACATATAATGGCGCTACACTAAGTGTAACTGGTAATATAACCAGTGGTAATTTGGCTTCGGGCGGAAATATATCAGCAACGGGTAATTTGTATGTTGGTGCCAGTGCTACCATTATGGGTAATTTGCAAGTACAAGGCAATGTGACATTTATCAATAGCAATGCTATCACTGTGAATGATCTCTATATTGAATTGGCCAACAATCAAAGCTCATATGCCAATATCAATGGTGCAGGACTTAATGTAGGGCCTACTGGAGCTGTATTAACCAATTGGACATATAATTCAACTGCAAATGCATGGACAACCAATGTAGGCGTCAGTGTAACTTCCACAGTGACAGGTGGTAACATAGCAGCCGGTTCAGGTTACATTAGCACCGCTGGCAATATCACAGGTGGTAATATATCCATTGGTTCAGGTTTGAGCACTGCTGGAAGTTATAGCGCAACAGGCAATGTCACAGGTGGCAATGTCATATATGGCACTGGTGCGGTATCAGGTACAGGCACTGTGTATGCAGCCACTGTAAATGCAGCCACTATTGGTAATGCAAGTGCCAGTTTAATTGGCTCTACTGTAAGTGCAACAGGCAATGTCACAGGTGGCAATGTAATTGCTACTGGTGTATTAATATCATCCAACACAATTAGTGTTGCAGGTAATATCACTGGTGGCAATATATCAATTGGATCAGGTGCAAGTACCGCTGGAAGTTATAGCGCAAGTGGCAATGTCACAGGTGGCAATGTCATATATGGCACTGGTGTTGTGAGTGGTACAGGTACTGTGTATGCAGCCACTGTTAATGCAGCCACTATTGGTAATACAGGTGCAGTTCACAACGGAACTACTGTTAGTATTACAGGCACAGTAACTGCTGCCAGTGTAGTTGGTGGAGTAATGACTGGTAGTTCAGTTAGCGTAACAGGCACTGTGACAGGATCGTCATTCTCAGGATCAGGCTCTGGGCTAACATCTATACCGGGTGCCAATGTCACCGGTACAGTGCCCAACGCCACCACTGCTACCTATGTCACAGGACTTACCAGTAGTAATGTGACCACTGCACTAGGATTTACTCCATACAATTCTACCAATCCTAGTAATTATCAAACTACATCCGGCTATGTGGCTCAAGTTTCAGGGTCCACACAGTCCAATATCACCACTGTTGGCAGTAGTTTGACAACATCAGGTACATTGACTGTAAATAGTTCAAATAATGGCACTGCCATATCCAATGGAGGAACCAATGGCAGCGGCAATATTGGTGCAAGCGGCGCAACATTTAACACTGTGTTTGCCAAAGCAACCACTGCACAGTATGCTGACTTGGCAGAAGTTTATACCGCAGATGCAGAATATCAACCTGGAACTGTGGTCAGTTTTGGAGGTATACAAGAAATTACTATTAGCTCTGGAAGTCACAACACACAAGTTGCTGGCATAATTAGCACGCAACCCGCTTACCTAATGAATTCAACACTAAATGGAGAATACACTGCTGCAGTGGCACTGACTGGCAGAGTTCCTTGTAAGGTAGTAGGAATCATACACAAAGGCGACAGACTAGTGGCCAGCCCAATTGATGGTGTTGCTAGCCCACTTGATATGGCTCAATATCAACCTGGTTGTATAATTGGCAAAGCACTGGAAGAATGGAACTCAGCAGAAATAGGTATTATTGAAGTTGCAGTTGGCAGAACATAATGCAAGCAAGATATCGTCAAGACTACGCCGGAGAATTTATTATATTAGAAAGTCGCTGGGTAGGCGGTAAAAAAATTGAAAAAAGAGAATGGATCGAAAATCCCATTCAAAATCAACATATATCTGGCCGAGCAGTTTGCATTGGCAGCTCTTTTGATCAATTCAGATTTGATTACACTAAATTACAACGGCATCGAGGAGGTTTGTTAGGATCAAAAAAGGTACAGACCTACGGTGTTGGCAATATTACTCAAGAAATGCGATTGGATTTTGCTGTAGAATTTGATCAAGCCAAACTTAAAGAAATCATATTGACCAAGTACCAAGAAAATAATATTGTGTACACTAATCCTAGAAATTGTATAGATATACCTGGAGAATTTTATTTGATTCCTTTGGCCCCCAGATTAATAGAGATAGCAGCCATACTTTATCTCGCGGCATTTGATGGACATCAAGAGATATTTTTACTTGGATATAATATTGAAACTCCTGTGAATCAACCATCGTGGTTTAATCAAGTCAGGCAAGTCATGGATACCTATGCAGGCGTAAAATTTTATTTGGTAGGTGAAAAAGCCAACATGCCTGACATCTGGATGGAAGCAGCCAATGCTGAACATCTTACCTATGGAGATTTTATTGGCTACTGCGATATCTGAACTTGTTGCTCCATGGTCAAAATTTTGTCTTGTACAGATTCAATATTGACTGTTGACCATAGTCCAGGATGCAACGGTCGCGGAAGATTTCCAGAAGAGATCCACGCCCATCCCACATGTTCGTCATTTAGATCAGGCCGGAATTCAGTTGAAATACTACAAAAAAACGTATGATAAGCAAATTTACCGTCTGCAGTGGTAAATTTTTCTAAAGGTACTAATCTTAGATAGTCAGGCATTGCACCAAGTTCTTCTTGACATTCTCGAGTAATACACTCTATTAGCGTTTCATTTACTTCAACTTTACCGCCAGGTAATCCCCATGTTCCAGGATTTTTTGCATCATTACGCAGCAAATAAAGATAACGACCTGTGTCAACTGCGTAAAACCATACACCCACTGCAGTCACAGTACAAGACTCCATTCGCCTCCCTTGTAAAGTCCTTGATAACTTTTAACCCATGTGGTACCAGTCCATTGGTACTGTATTTCTGTGGTTATATTTGTAACATATTGTATGTTATTAGGGCTTGATGTACTATCAAATGATACTGCCCATCTCTCCCCGTTGTATTCCACAATGTCATTAGCATGTGCCACCAAAGGTTCACCATTTTGTCCTTGCCACGCTGTAGGACTTGTACCGTCCCAACTACCAGTATCTTCAGTAAACAAGTAACGTTGTCCCTGTGAGGCAGGGATTAATCCTGCGCCTGGCCCACTGGCCAATGGATTTATAACTGCAGTCAGTGGTGCTAATGTATTAGCAGGTGTCGTGGCAGTGTTTACTGTAAACAACAAAAATCTGTCATCGGTAGGATCATATGCCACGGTACCCATAACGTCAGTGCCATCTGGTTGTTCTAGTGTGACATAACTGATGCCAGGCCTTAGATTTCCGTATTGATTTACAATGTCATGCCACAACAAATTGCTAGGCGGATTATCAGGAGGTGTTAAATTTGTGTTAGGCTCGTTTATCACTTGATTTTGTGCCAATGCTTGCAGTTTACCGTCCAGCAACAACACTTGGTACGCCCAAGGAGTGATCTGTTGACGAGTGCCTAACAACAAATCGTTATCTAATACTGCATTGTTGATGTCTCCGTCAGCATCAAACACACTCATTATAATACGCTCAACCACACCTAATTTTTTGACCTTGGCTGGCGAGCTGATCCACATAGGTAATTTAAATGTCAGCGTGCAAATATCTATGGGATTTTCTGTACCCACCGGAATAGTACGACTGGACCAATTGACATCGTCAAGATACAACACAGTCAAACTTGTCCAGTCTATGTAGTTATCAGTACTTTGTATTTCTAAACTGGGATTAAACAACACTAGAATTTGTTCTAGCAATTGCATTTTTTGATTGGTATTAGAAGTCCAAATATCCAACTTTATTGTACACTCAAAAGGCACTGGCATCAGTCTGTCAATGGTAAATGCATTGCCTTGCGTTTGTTCATAGGTGTCAGTCATAGAATCGTAAGTTCTTTGTCTGACCTGTATGGTGCCAACAAAAGTGGGATCTTGTATTCTGGGACGATCGTACTTTAAATCTGTAATGTAAAATGTCATCAATGGAGTGCTAGTCAGTTCATTGGCTGAGTTTTGTTGAATCACAGTTTGAGCTTGACGACTTGAATCTCCGTAACGTACAGGTACACGAATCAGGGTGTCATTTTTGCCCATTTCGTTACGGCCATATTCAACTTGAAAGTTGGAAAATATTCTGGCGAACTGCAACAAAAATCTTCGTATTTGTTCGTCATAAAAGAAAGATACAGCCATTTATTACCTTCCGGGTGGTCTTGGATTGGGTGGCAAATTGCCACCCTGATCGCCATTGTCGGCCAATGGTCTGAGTGCTTCGCTGAGACTCTGGCGACTTGGGATATTGCCTAAATCTGCAGTATTCACAGTGTATGTATTGTTTATAAAACTGGCTCGTTGACTTCCATCAATAGGTGCCAATGGGTCATTGGGACCAAGTGTGAGATTGGTTCTCACACCGTCTTGTATAGCAATCCAGGCCTTGCCGTTGTACCTAAACAACCGATTTGGATAGTAATCCAACCGTAGTACATAAGCACCTGTGGCAGGATGCGGAGGAAAACTAACACCTGTGGTTACGGGCAACCCGTTTGGTGTTGTATCATCACCTGTTAAATATCCATTGGTATAGCCAAATCCTGTGGGTGTTACACCCTCGCCAGGTTGATTGCCAATCAGTGATCCAGCATTATCAGTGCTGAGACCAGTGCTGGCTGGTTGCCCATCTGGATAAGTTGGCAACACATAAAACAATGTGGTATCGTATCCGCTGAGTGGCACATCTGATTCAGCCTGGGTCAACAGTGCATCGTTGAGTTCAAGATCTTTGGGGCGAGTGCTCATTTGGTCTCCCACTGTGGTAGGATTAGGAATAGGTGTCCAGTAGTCAGTGTTGGATATATCAGTACCTGGGGGCACGTTTTGTTTGGCCATGAAGTAGTTATCGCCAGAATTAACCACACTGTTGGCAGGATAAAAATTGCCATCGTCCCAGATGTTTTCAGGCATAAACGGTTGATTAACAATCTGTTGAAATTCTTGTGCATTGACCATGGGTGTGGCTTTCACACGCCAAAGATGTGGCAACCAAGTTTGACTAAAGCCTTCAGATGCATATGAAGCATCTTGTATGACATAATACTTAGGCAATGCTTTTGGTATAGCTGGATTAAGTGGATAGTAATCAATCAAGTTAGGCACTTCAATTACATCGCCACTCATGAGTTTACGCCCAAATGAATCAATCATATAATTGTAGTGAAATGTTATAAACAGTGTGTCATTGTTTAAAAACAAACCAAATTGCGTCAAATCAAAATCAATATCTTGTGTACGATAAACTCCACGCATCACATACACATCATTGTCGTAGGCACGATCTCTGTTTTCTAACAACAACAAGTCTTCAATGAACAATGGACTGGTGCTGGTATAAACTGGTAAGGTAGCATCGTTGTTACCAGGATTTTCACTTTGATCCAATATAGGACCTAAATATTTGTGAATATAAATGTCAAGTCCACCCACAGTGAACATTTCTTTGATGATTTTATCAAAAAATTGGTAATCGTTGGTTCGATTGGGACGGTATAGACTTAGGCGTGGCATAGTGTTGTATTTATGGACCAGATTGACAACAAACTCAACTTTGAGTATAATTACTGTATGGAGCATTTAGAACAACGTCTTAATGATGTCAAAATTCGTATTAGCAATCTTAAAAATAAAACGGCTCGACGAGACCTAGTAAAAATGCACAATACAGTGTTGGCAATTTTTGAAGAAATTAGTCGTGAAAGTGTTGAATGTCGCCGTATGCATAAAACAACAGCACGATACGAAAAACTAATACTAAATGCTACAGATCAAATTGAGCACCTGGAAAAGTACCTTGTGTTTGCATGTTTAATGTCTGGTTGACTCCAAATACTCAATTTGCTATAATATACACTTATTGGAAAGGAGATGCTATGACTGTGACTGTTGCTAAAATAAACGGTAAAATTGTTCAAGTTGTCAGCGTTCGCGATCGTGTGGCTTTTTCTCCAGTCCGCGGATGGGTCTGCGTTACTCCGGATGTGGACAAAGCAGATCGCGCCAAACACGACTTTAAGTGGGTGCCTGCCAGCACTCGTTTTGAATGGGTCAGAACTTTTGATTTCAAGGAGCCAACATGAATGCTGTAAAACAACCTACAATTCGACTGCTAAACCCCAAAAGCTCTGATACCAATGTCATGGGTACAGAACCCACTTGGAAAATTCAACCTATTAAAGAACGTGTAAGTGCGCTTAGTAAAGCATTTTCTTGGTACAATTATTTCTACGGCAAAAAAGATGCTAGAGAAATGATTGTGAACTATTTGGAATTGCATGGACGCAAAGCAGATGTACGACTACTCCGTGGTGTGAGTGATGCAAATATCAGACTGACCACCGGGTGGTTGTGCCGTATGAGCATGGTAGGTTTAGAACTCAACGAGCATGAACAAGTCAAACTTGATAATATGTTGAAAGAATGCTTACAAAGCAAACAGCAAGAAATTACAGAAGTGATAGTAGACGACACTCCGCGTATGACTATCCAAGACCGGTTGCGTGAAAAAGTCAGTGAGTGTGCCGGCGAACTTGACGGAATGTTTGACGAGTTCGTTGCATCTGGTGCCAAGATGTCAGCAGACTTCAAACCAATTGTGTTGATGCGTGGACTAAACATAGCACCACAAATGATCAGTACTCTGAGTGAAATTTGGAAAGCTCGCCAAGCAGAATTTGAAGAAGTGGCTAAGGGAAAAGATTCACAGTTGACAGAAGGCTATCGACATCTCTCTAAAATTCAATTGCGTAATGTGTTGAAGTTTTGCGAGACCGTGATCAATGACTGCGGTGCTTACATTCAAATTAAAAAAGTTGAACGTAAACCACGCAAGAAAAAAGCAGTCAGTCCAGAAAAACAAGCCAGCAAATTCAAGTTCCTGGCCGAGTTTGCTGAACTCAAACTCAAAAGTTTGCAACCCAGTCAGTTGAT